ATATGGGCCAACTAAGGCAATAGGTGAAGTCAATAATGTTTGCTGGAACATAAAAATCTTACCAACCTGAACAACTTGGTTTGGAAACTCTTCGGTCCACTTTAAATTACCAGAGGCATCCCGGCACTCTACGTGGTAGTACCCTTCGACACCTACAGTTTCGTTATTTATAGCATTGGCTTGCAGATTAATTTCTGCGTGATCGCTACAACTTGCTAGTTCTTTTTGCATAATTGCTCCTTAATTGGAAAAACGAATAATGGCGTTTGAGGCATCGTCCGTAGGAAAAGTAATTGTAAAACTCGATACGGGGGTTTTATCCGCCCCAAAATTTAGTACTGCAACCGCTGCGTTTGTGGTGCTATTATATATTAAAGCACCCCTAGTAGTAAAGTTTGCTGGATTCCAAGTAACAGTATTAAAAGATAAATATGCAGTATATCCGGAGCTAGTCGGCGGAATAATCGTTAGGGTTTTGCCCCCTGCTGTATACCCTGTACCCACTACTTCGCCCACGGTTGTGTAAATTAACGTTGTATTGTCTAAATTAGCATTGGCTGTATAGAGGGCTATTTTATAGGTATAGGGGGTTCCAACCGCAAAGTTTTCTAAAGCACTTAGGCAGTTTTGTTTAAATATTGTACATTGGCCTTGAACTATGCTCATGAGCTAACCTTAATCCTTGCCTGGCCATCTCTATAGGCATCACCACGTTCTAGGCCGGTTCCAAGGCGGTTTAATTGCATTACGGCTTCTTGGTACTTAGTTTCGTAGTAACCAATTAAATCGGCTTCGCCCTTCATAAAGAGCATTGCTTCCCGCATTGCACCATAAAACAAAACTGGATCATAGTTATCGCCTAACCATGAAGTTCCAGTAGTATTAGATATTGCTGATACGGGTACTGAAAATGCCGTATTACTAGACCCTAATGAAACACAAGATAGTACATCACCAACAATATAAAAGTTACCACCAAACTTTAAATTAACTGTAGTAACTACCCCGCCTACAATAACAATATCTGCTGTAGCGTTTGCACCTGAACCGCCCGTTAAAGCCACGTTTTGATAGGTACCATTAGTATATCCTGCGCCCCCAGTTATTGCTCCTAGAGTAGTAATTTGCCCTTGTACAATTGTTGGTGGGTAGTAGTAGTAATGCATTTCTACCGTATAGTTAGCGTCTGGTGTAGGGGCTACCATTAGAGTCATTTCATTAACATTAGATAGCTGAGAGCCAAATAACGCATAATATTCGGGGACTCCACCCGGTGTGCCTTGATATGTGGTACCGTTATTTGCAACAGCTGGATACGCTTCACGTAAAAAATTAACGTCTTTATTTAAAAGATATTTATAGTTGTTGCTGGAGTCAATTACCGCTAAAGAATAATTAGCAAGCCAATCAGTAGGCAAAGAAACGTATTGATTACCAGAAGTAAAGCTACCGGTTACGTTTTTACGCAAAGAAGGTATTTGAACTGAGTTATATATACGATCTTCAGCTTCCTGTACAAATACAGGGATGTTCGCCACAAACAATGCTTCTGTGTTTTCCGCGTACGACTGAATTGAGTTATATAACGTTTCGTAGTTCATTATTGCTCTTCAGTTTTAAGCTCTTCTGGGGGTGGCACTTGCGTTTGCGTTTGCGCTTGAATCTTCATCATTAGCCCATAAGCACCGGTTTTGGTTGGTAAGTCTCCAAGTCCAGCTAGTATACCTTCTACTTCATTTAAGGTTAACTCAAGGTTAATCGGCATTTTTGGATCTAAACTCATGCCATTGGCCCTCTTGTTTTAATGCCTTTAGTTGCAGCACCGTAGCCACGCATTGTAAGCTCGCCATTTTTATTTTCTTTAGCGTAATTGCGTTTGCCTGTACTACCAACAGAAATATTAACTTCATCCATACCATTACCGGCTTTTTGAATTACGTCTTCTTTTGCGCTAGTTGTATTTGGTTGAGGTTGTTTATAGACACCAATGTCATTACCACCACCTTGCGGGTAAACAAAACCAACGTATTGGTCAGCAGGTTTATTATTTTTAGCCATGATTATTCCTGATTATTAGCACGAGCTAAGTTACGGCCTACTTTTTTCATAGCTTCTGAAGTAACAGTACTAGCGCCTTTTTTGCCTTTACCACCTTCGATACCAACCGTTGGGCCGGAATCCCCTAAATTTTTACCTTTAGTTTTGCCTTTGGACTCAATGCCATTGGCGCCTGATTTAAATGTCATAATTTATTCCTAATTAACTGTTACTGTTACTGTACCTACTTGCCCTGTTGCAATCAAGTAATTTGGCGTTAATGCTGTATCAAAACTACTTGCTCCACCTACTGGGGACCATCCCCACTGAAATTGCCTACTACCCATATCAGGAGTACCAAATCCAGATTGCGAAGTACCCCCAGTATTACTTGTTTGTATTCCATTATTACCAGATACTGTATAGCTTACATCAGGTCTTGGTTCTCGTACTGCTTGTGGGTCATTTACTGGATACAAACCAAGAGATAATTGTGGTTGATCCGGATCCCAACAAGAAGGACAAACTTTAATCTGATACAACTTAGTTTTAATTATTTCCTTCTTTAATTCCTTAAGCATATACCGCTGCGCACACCTATCGCACTCAGCAATTGCCCATTTACCTGAAGCATATTTTGATGGCATTTAATACCTTAATAAAATAGTACTCTAGGTACAAATCTAATAGCCGCTTTTTCTCTATCTTCATCTGATGCTAATTGCCACTGCTGTTCGTAATCGCCTTTTAACATCATAATACGACTAGGATCAACGCCTTGTATCTTAACAGCTAAATTATAAGCCAATCCAGCCACCATAGCGGTAACTAAACGAAATGGAATGTCCTCAATATTTGAACCGTTTCCGGCATCTTGCATACGACGTAGGCGGTAGTACACAAATGTATACTGATTACCTGGAGAATTAGGAGTAGGCCAAACATTAATACAAGGCAGGTTATTTACATATACGCTATCTAGTGCATTGTGTGGGGCTGCTACTGTACCGTTTTGACCACGCCAAGCGTTCAGAATCTGATTTCCAACAATGTTTTGGTATCCAATAGTCTCTGTAACACCAGCTGTTGTAATGTTAATAAAGCCCTGTGTAGGAAGCTTAGAAGCATCTGTGAGGGTTATAGTTGTATCTGTGGCAGATATGGGATACCCAGTAGCGATGGTAGTGGCTGGAAGGGCTGGAATGTTACCTGATTGGCGGTTTACATAGACTTGAATTGGACGACCATTAGCGTTCTTATTAGGAATCGTAATGTAGGTAGACTCTGAAATCCGAGTAATATTAATGTCAATCTGGTTGTTGCCTTGCCCATTATTAGTACGAACTACGGTATCTAGTAGGTCAATGGTATCCACAGGAATAGGGTAAATAGCCTGTCCTGTATTCATAACGATCTGCTGCTGCTCTACTGTCCATAAGTTAATACCTCTATTAGCCCACTCAATAGTAAGCAGGTTGAGGCTTCGCCGCGCTGTGCGTAGGTCATATCCAGTACGTAGTTCTTTTCCGCAACGCTCAAATGCCTCTTCGACTAAGTCGTTGAGGTTTAAGTTAAATATGCTTAATCCAGAAGTGGAAGCTGTAGTTGCCATTACTTAACCTTCTTTGCAGTTTTCTTAGGAACTGGTTTCTTTACTGCTGGTTTAGTTGTAGTTTTTTTAAGCGTTGGTTTACGCTTTGCTTTTGGGGCTTGTTCTACCGGAAAAGGCCATGCTTCAATTTTTGGGGTTTTATCCTCAAATTTACTTAATGCCCATTCTAAAATCTTCTTAATCATTTTGTTCCCACATTATTCCGAGTCGTACGATTAATAGGTCTATAACAAAAAAGCTTTCGTCGCCGTCATCTACAATCTCAAACCCAAGCGAAACGCCTTTGATAAGATGTAGAAAAATAGCCCAACTCACTTTTTAAACCCTTTTAAGGTTTCCGCCAGTCTAGCCCGCTTACCCACCTTGCCGGGCTTTTTTGCAGCTGCAGCTAATTTAGCTGACGGAATCGGTTTACCGGCTTTAGCGCCTAATTCTTTACGTAAGGCACCGGGTTTCTTAATTGCGTCGGCAATCCAGTTTTTCTTTACAGCGCCACCTTCATCATATTGGGTAAAGTCAGTATTATCCCGGCGTTTTTTAACTACCGGTTTACCCATTTTAGAAGGGGCAATATCACCCATACCACGACTTGGTCTCAATTTAGCACCATGTACCTTTGGTTTTGCCTTTAGAAGCAATACCGTCAGCACGACTAGAAGCTGAACCGCCTTTAGCCATTTTCTTAGCAGCTTTACCGCCACCGCACATACCGCCTTTAGCCATTTTAGTAGCGCCAAATTCTTTTGGACCTACTGTAGCCATTTGAGCATCGCCTAAGTTTTTACCTTTAGTCATGCCACGTTTTTGAACAGCCGATTCACCAAACTTAGTTAATTTGTTTGATCCTTTTTCTACATCCATAGACATAGTTTTTGGTCCCATAGTTTCTTTCATAGCAACTCCGCCTTTTTTAAGTGAGATTTTAGTACCTTTACCGCCTTTGTGTTCTTGAGCATCATGCTCTTTAAACGCTTTTTTAATCATAGCAACATCTTGTTTTTTATCCGCTGCTTCTTCTTTACGGTCATCAACCTTAGATTCTTTTTCCATATTATTTCCTTACTTTACGAATTTTTCAAATAACGCTACAATTAAACCACCAAATAAAACTGCAATTACATTAAATACAGTATGCATGGTTCTTCTACTAGCGGTTTGTTCTCCAAGTAGTCTTTGTATTTCGGCTAGACATTTTTTAACTTCTTCCATGTCTTTAACAAGTTTGTCCATATCTGCCTGTAAATGCTCAATATCATTAGCATGTGTTGCCAACTCTCTGGCAGTTTCGATTGGGTTAATATTGTTCATTTAGAGCCACATTTCCAGCGCTTTAAACTAGCAGCCTTACGGGTAGGTTTGCCATTTTCGTCTTTCATTGGCCCGGGCATACCCGACATACGTGCGCAGAACGACTTCTTCCTAGCCCCACCTTCAGGCTGTGGAGCCTTTAGATTAGAGCCTGTTTTTGCATTATATTTCTTGCGGCCTTTTTCAGTGAGACCAGCCCCTTTCGAGACTGGAAGTTTCTCACCACGCCCAACTGCAAGAGAAGGAGTCTTCTTAGCCATATTGAACTGTTTGGTAAGTAATATTACTTACATTAACATAAAGACCGTTATTAACTAACATACCTTCGCCTTGAAATAATACTTGGAAAGGTTGAACTGCGGTACCTGTATTGTAACTAGTTAGCCATTTATTTGGGTAAACACTATTTGTATTAGCAATAGCATTAGAAACATAAGCGCAAGCCGTAGCAGTGCCGATAGTACCAGTATTAATATCAGTAATAGTAAATGTATCTACAGTAAGTTTAGTAATTACGTAATTTCCAGCCGTAGCAGAAACACTAGATAGCGCAGAAAAAGTAATACCAATAGCTTGCCCCGTCAACAATCCGTGTGCTGTAGAAGTTACTGTAACTGTATATCCAGAACGTGTATACGTACCAGTAGTTACAGGAGCTATATTGGTATCAAATACGTCAATACCACCAGCAGTACCAGTACCTTGATACACTAAGTTTTTAAGGCGTAAACGCCCCGATACCATAAAACCAGAACCGCTATTATGTGAGCCTTTTACGTCATATTGCATTGTCATAATTAATCTCCTAAAGATTTAAGTTGGGGCCGTAGCCCCGTGGGATTAATTAGACTACTTCAACGCCAGTATCGTATACGTTATAGTGAAGGAATCCAGTAATTGATCCAACGCCAGAAGTATTAGAGGCAGAAGTAACAACAACTAAATTAGTTGCATTAGCTACGTTACCTAAAGAGGCGCCGCCGGTTGCAGCACCAACAGCTACTACACCACGAGAAACTGCAGCATTAGATAATAAACCTGTTGGAACGTTTGTCCCAAGAGTAGGGGTTTGGCCTGCGCCTACACCAGATAATGGAGTAAAGCCCATATTAACAGTGCCAGATGTACCAGCCGTACTAACAGTAATTGAAGTAACTACTGCATTAGCTGGAAGAACAAGGGCTTCACCGCCAGAAATATTAGTTACATTTGCTGTTGCTGCTGCATTAGCTATATAAAAAGGCGTATACATACCCATTGAACCTGCTTGAGCAGTACGAGTTGAATCACCACCTGTTGAGCGCCAAACGCTCGAAGTTGTTGCTGTTGCCATAATAAATTGTCCTTACATACAAGATAAACCTATTAATCGGTATGTCGTCTGCCGGGAGCAGTTTAATAGGCCGGATTCCCGGTTTAATTGATATTACTACAAATATGCGGAAATGCAAGTAATTAAAAGAAAAAACCCCGCCTTTTGAGCGGGGTCTAAAGTCGTGGACTTTAAGGTATTAGGCTCCAGCGGAACCGTACATACCGAGGGGATCAGACCAACCGAAAGAATAACGCTCACGAGACTTGTAACGAACGTTACCTGTATCGAAATCGCCGTCCATAGACTGGCTGAGTGGGGTACGAACAAAGTGTTTCATACCATTTGGAACATCAGTTGTCAAGAACCATGCGTTTGTATCTGTCAAGAAATGGTTAATTGTGTAACCTTCTGAAACAGAACCGTTGTTCTTGAGTGCGTTGATGTCATTGTCGTTTGTACCAACACGGAGTTCTGTCTCGAGCAAACGAGTAGCAACGAACTGGAGTGAAGGTGGAACGATCAATTTCTTAGGTTTAGCAGCAATTAACAGACCACGTTCATCAGTCCACAGGGAGATTTGAATTACAGCGGCTTCCAAAGAAGTCTCATTCAAGTCGGCTGGGGTTGAAGGAATGTTGCTGTTAGTACCACCAGAAACCAAAGGATGTGCAGCGGAGAACAATGCTACGCCGTCACCACCAGTGTAAGAAGAGCTAAAACCGTTGTTTAATACGGCAGCAGCTTTTACTTGCTTGGTGTATGCCATAGCACGAGCCAAAGCCTTGGTGTAACGAGCGGATAACGAGTCATACAAGTTATCTTCGATAGCTTCTTCAGTCAAGCTGAAGCCCAAAGCGATTGTTTCGTGGTTGTAGCGTGCAGTCCATGCTTCTTGTGCATTGTCATACGCGATGGCTGAGCCTTCGTTTTTGACTGGAGCAGCGCTGAAGCCTGACAGTTTGGTTTCTTCTTCAAAAGAACGCTCAGAAGTCTCTGTTTCGTAGATTTCTTTATGTTCTTCACCGTAGCGAGCGTACTCGAGACCGAATAATGCATTCAATCCTGGGAGCAACTCTTTCAGTAGTTGTGCGCGTGAAATAGCCATTTATAGCTCCTTAAGCTGTGTAATCAACGCCGGTAAGGGCAGTTAACTGAGGATTGTTGATCTTAACGAGTACTTCTGGATAGAAGACCGTGCCGGTTGCATTTGCGTAAGCAGTGTCAGGAACAACAGCTACTACACGGAAAGGCAATGTTGTTGCATTACCAAGAGCATTGCCTGGCAATACTACAGAAGAGCCAGAATCGCCTGTGGTTGTTGAACCTGCGCCGTACGCTGTTGCTACGTTAGTACCAACGATTGTGATGTTAGCGCCTGTTACTACGCTTGTGTTGCCTGTAGTTGTTACAGCTACTTTAAATTCAGCAGTTGGATCTACTACAACATAAGCGATTGGGTTTGTTACACCAGAACCTGGGTAGTATTGTGCTTGAACAGTTTGACCTGAAGAATTCACATACTGACAACCAACAAAAGTACCAATAATAGTACCTGAAGTAGTTGCGCCAGACAGAGAGATTGTGCCACCTGCGACTAATTTGACTGTATCGCCGTTATAGATTGCAGTTCCTGTTGTAAGTGGATATTGAAGCGTCGCACCTGCATAAGGAATGCCGTCAAAACGGTTATAAGCTTTAAAGCCGTAGGGAGCTGAGATGGTTGGATAAGCCATTATAAAACTCCTAAATTAAAATTAATTACCTTTACCAAAGGAACTTGAAGATTTCCGCTCTTGGAAGATTGGCATCCGTGGGTCACTTTGGCGCATTAAATTATTGTCTACAGCATCCGTTTGAGCTTGTGTTTGCTTATCGTAATGGGCATTACGTTGTTCTACAAATTCAATAGGAGTCTTGCAAAGCAATAATCCGCCGATCTCAATGTTGTCTTTAAAACGACTTTGAGGGTCGACTAACAGTTGGAATTTTGGTTGTTCTTCAATCCTTACTGGCTCCCAACCTTCTCGCAATTTAGCGGATAAGTTGCGTGGATCAGCTTGATTTAGGGTTGCGACACGAATCCAACGATAAGCAAAGCCAGCCTCTTTGTCAGGCTCGGGGAGTAACTCAGCAGGTGCCCACTGTTTAGGGCGCTCTTGGGTTTCACGGCTTTCCAGCTCACGTTTAAGTCTATTTTTTACTTCAGCCATTCTGGGCCTCCAGTTTTGTAAGTTCACGGGCGTACTGCTCAGGTGTTAATCCTAGTTTTTTAGCTAGGGCAACTTGCGTATTACTCAACCTAATTTTTTTAGGCGAAGTACTGCGCGATGCTGGCGCTACTACCGTACTTGCTCTAGGTTTCGAAGTTTTCTGTGGTTCTTCTGCCCTAACTTTTTCAGTCTCAGTGTCTTGATCGTCTTCAAAACTTTCTGGGAACCGACGACGCATTGTTTTATCAATAGTGTCGTAATACTCATCCGAACCGATAGATACACCGTTTCGTTTTAACTTCTCGTGCAATCCTAGAGCTAATGAGGTCATTTCTTCGTCTTGACCAAACCACTCATTTTTTTCTTGCCAGTCGACAGCTTTGTTGTCGGGCCTAGGAATAGATTGCTGTTGTGGCATTTGTACCACATTTTCATCATCTTCGGCAGGTTTTTTATAAATTGGGTTGTAATTGTCCAATTTATCGACCTTGATCTTAGCCATCGTGAGCTTTTCTTGCGCATCAACCAGCTTTTCAGAATCACCGGCGTCATAAGCGTCACGGTACTCTTTTTTAGCTGCTTCAAGCTCTTGAACTGCTGAGTGTTTAGCTACACCAACGTATTCCTGTTCTCCACTAGAAAGTTTGGTTTTAAGCTGTTTGTTCTCTTCAGCTAATTTTGAGGCAATCCGTACTGCTTCATGGCGCTCTCTATCTGCTGCTTCTTTTGCACGGCGTTCATCATGCCAAACCTTTTTCATCTTAATAAGCTTGTCTTTGGCTTCTACGCTGTACTGATCTAACTCATCAGCATCTAGTTTAAGCTTTTTAACTTCTTCTTCAGATACGGGTTGGCGGTTACGATCCTTTGGTGGGGTATCGTCTTCGATTTCTATTTCAAAATCGGGACCTGCTTCGACTTCTACCGATACTTTGGCTTCTTTCTCATCAGGAAATTCAAATACTTCTTGATCCATGAACTACTCCTTAAACGAATTTACGTGAGATGCCGCGAGGGTCTTGAACTACAGCCTCTACGGAGTCATCGTTGATAATTCTGAATTCACGACCATGAATTACTAGCCGTGTACCAGCGTTGGGACGGGTTAAAATGAAATCACCTTGCTTGCACCAAGGACCAGTAGGGAACCTACTAGCGTCTTTAAAACAATCAGGACCCATAGCAACCACAAAAAGCACGGTTGTTAATAGTTCGTCATGTCGCATGGTTTCGTCAGATTTGAGAATGCCGCTGTCATAAGTTTCTTCCGCTTCCGGAATGGCACATAACATTCTGTATCCCGTTGGTTCTGGGAGTTGCTTTGCTTTGTCTTCTGCTGCTTTGTGCATGATTGCACTTAAATCTACTGCTTGTGATAAATCTAGGTTATTCATCGTCAGAATGTTCCAAGTTTTTACGTAGGTCTAATATATTGAGACGTGCGGTTAGCAGACCCTGTATCTCACCACACTTCTTTTGGTAGTCGGCAAAATCAATTGCATTACCTTTACCTAGGGATTCCTGTAGAATCTCCACCTTTTCATCTATTTGGCGTAATAGATGGTTCAGTCCTTTTTCAAGCATTATTCACCTTTCTTTTGGTTTCCTTGCTTATTTTGTTGGTCCATTTGCGCTTTAGTTTTTGCCACGTCCACGCCAATTTTCATACCTTCTACCTTTTGTTTGGCATCAAGTACTGCTTTATCGTTTTGTGTTTTAGCACCAATCTGCATACCCGCAATTTCTTTTTGGGCAGCAATACGCATTTTCTCAACTTCAATTTGGTCAGACTTACCGGCAGCATCAGCCATAAGTTTTTTCTGTTTAATTTGTAACTCTTGTTGTTTAAGTTGTAGCTCTTGTTGTTGCATTTGAACAATCGGATCTTGTGCAGCTTGTTGTGCTGCCTGAGCAGCTTGAGCCGTTTTGTTTTGTCCAAGTAACTTAACAGAAGCATCCGCAGCTAAACGAGAAATTTGTAGTTCAGCTTCTGGAGGTAAGGCGTAGTCTTCGTCCGCATTGTCGTTGTACGGAATAGGTACACCAATTGTTTCTTCCATCTGTTTACGATACTCATAACCTAAGTGCTCGTTAATATGTGCCATAAGTGCGGCTTGCATAATCGGAGCTTGCGGATTACCTTGTAGTAAAGACTGGATCTTAGGATCATGCATAACAGCCATGTGACACTTGATATGCGCCTCGTGGTCCTGTGCAATAAATGCCTTAAGGGGTTTGCCCTTCAGAACACTCATATTCTCTGTAATTGGATCCTGCGGCTTTTGATCCCCATCCATTGGCACAAGCTTAGACGCGTTTTTGATTCCGAGGACGTCAAGCATTTGTCTATGAAGTAACGGTAAGTTATAGAGTTGCGGCGCTTGCGCAGCCAACTGCAAGACAGCTTGGTATTGCACGATCTTTTGCGCCATCGTAGCTGCATTAGGATCCGAGACCGGTATGACTTCGCAGTTGTCGTAGTCAGACTTTTTAGCTTTTGGTGACCCTTCAACAGGTTCATACGAATACTCATCTGGTGTGTACTCCGCAATAATTCTTTTTAAAAGTTTGAACTCTTGTTTCATTGAGTAGTGAATACGTGCTTGAATAGCCGACATCACTTTTAACGTACGCTCTAAAATTGCCAAGGTTGTACCGACAGGGGCATTAGCGCTCATATCAGAAATTTGCATATCACTAGCAGAAGCAAATGATTTACCTTCAGCAATAATCTTATCTAGCAGACCCGCAAGAACCAATGAAGGTTCTTTATACGGAAGGGTCATTATGTTATCTTTCATAACTCCGCTTGGTACATCTACATCACGGAATTCGCCGGGAGCTATCGGTGTATCATCTCCTTTGACACGCAATCCACGGGCCTTAAAGCCACCTGGCAAGTTGCTAAGTGATCCAGCGTCAACAAGCTGACGGAGGATGGAAGTGCCCGATTTAGCAAATGCACCGATGAGATGAATAAGACCAAAGCAATAGAACCCAAAACCGGGTATATAGCCATAGTGAACAAAGTGCTGACGCTTCTGATGAGTTTCATCTTCTGGGTCCCAATTTCGTCTAATTGCAAGAACGGTCATACTACCTTTTTCGATAGTCACTACGTACGGCAATGCTATGCCTGTAGGTTCCCCGTCCTCATCCATATGCCCGTAACCGGGTAAATCCAAGTTAACGTGCATCTCAAGAACCTTGAAGCGATCATCGCTAGTGGCTCTAAATCCGAGTTTCTCGGCAATCTTTTTCTCAACTTCATCTAATACATTATCAGGCGTACCTAAATCTACATCACAGTAAAAACCTGATACTTGTAGACGACGTAATTCATTTTCTGTTTTACGCATTACGTGGGTGATACGTTCTGCAGACTCTAAGCTAGATGCCCCGTAAGGGACAACAATATCTTCAGCCGGAACAAACATCGACACCTGACGATCTAACGCAGGGTCAATATAAACCTTCTTAAACGCATTACCAGCTAGGCCCAAGCCCCAGAGCATACGCTCATGTTCAGGACGGTATTCTTGCATACGGTCTGTTAGTTGGTAGTTCATGTCATCTTGAACACGCTCAGCAGATTCTTTTTTCTCTGGAGTTTCTTTACCAATAATTTGTGTCTTAACAGGACCTGCCGCAGGAAAGGTTGCCATCATTGTTTCAGATTGAAATTTAACTAGGGCCTCACTTAAGATAGGGTGATATACACCGCAAGCACCAGGCCAAGGCTCAATACGTTCTTCAATTTTCATACCTAGAAGCTCTAAACCATCTACATATGTTTGAATCCAATCTTTACGAGAAGCAACGTCAGACTCATAGTCACCAATTAAATCCCCAACTACTTGCGCTAAGTCGCCTTGGTTCATGTACTCAGCTAAGTTTGCATCAAAGTCCTCATCAGAAGGTTCTTTGTCTTCTGCTTCAAGGTTAATCTCTACCCCATCTACACCGATCTTAACGGCTTCTGGATCTTCGATCTCAATCTCAATATCCGGCTCTTGTGCTGCTAGAGCTTCTAAACCCTGTGGGGCTGCATACAAACCTTTTTCAATTGCCATAATTATTTCCTAAGTGTTGCTCTATTTGTTTTGGGGTCGTACTTTAATTCATCTGCCTTCTTGCCAGTACGTTTTGTAGCTCGATCTAATGCGCGTTGCTCAGCCGTCATTGAGTCGCGTCTTTTTCCTTCTGCCGTCAAGGTTTTACCATCTGGTGCTAACTGTCCACGCTTTTGCAGGATACCAATAGCTAGTTCTTCAGATCCGACTTGCGCCGCTAATCTTTTTACTAATTGGTTTTTTCCCATAAATTTCTGTGTGGTCATACGTTGTAATACCCTCTGTTACGTCTACTCTTAAACTCTAATACTTCATCTTCTTCATCAGAAGCCAACCGAATAAAGCCACCTTTACGGTAGCGCAGTAAAGCTTGAGACATACTATCTACCAAGTCGTCATGCTCTCCAGAGGGGAAACTTGCCACCTCTTCTACCAATTCTTCTGCCCAATGCGTATTTGGTACCCATACATGACCAGACGCAAAAATATCCGCAACGGCATTTAATCTCGCGATTTTATCATTACCTCTGCTAGGAGTATACTCTTGGACCGGAATTCCCATAGCTCTTAGCTCAAAAACTAGTGGAGCACCCGAAGCTTTAGCTTCTACAATGAGCGCATCAGGCTCCCATTCCTTGTATTCGTGATATGCCCGTTGTTTTAGTTCTGGAAACTCCATGCGTTGCTTAAAGCAGTTTAGAAGAATGATATTAGCTTGATCTCTTCCAGTTGAATCTGGTCTATAAAACACACCCCAAGTAGTACACGCACTATAGTCGCTGCGTTCTGTCTTTAAAAACGCTGTATCCCAAGACTGAATAAGAAACTCACAGTAAGGAGGGTCTTCTTGCTCCCAAACCTTCCACCATTCACGTTTTATGATGGCATTTACGTCTGAGGTTGGCTGCTGCATGTACTGAGCCATCCATTTTCCATTAGGAAGTTCAGCATGTAGGGCTTCTAACTCTAGTTTTGACCAAAATTCAGGCCAAAGTGGCTTTCCAGAGGGCAAAATAGCAGGAAATTCAATAACTTCCCAGTCTTCTCCGCTTCTTTGGGCTGCAGATTTCAATACTTGACCCGTTAAATCCCGTTTTGACCACCGAGTCATAACAATTACGATAGCACCACCCGGTTGTAAACGCTGACGAGGGCCTGATGTGTACCATTCGTGGGTTTTATCGTAGACTTCTGGGTTTGTTTCGGCTATAGTAGCCTCTTGCTCAGAATGGGGATCATCAATGATGAGAAGATCAGCGCCTTTACCAGTAACAGCACCACCCACACCAATAGCAAAGTAATCACCACCCTTATTAGTAGCCCAACGACCTGCCGCTTTCGAGTCGGATTGTAGAGCCACGTCAGGAAATATATCTTTATAGACATCAGAGTCCACCAAATTTCGAACTTTACGTCCAAATCCCACCGCAAGTTCAGCAGTGTGAGAGGTTTGAATAACTTTTTTACCAGGAAATTTGCCCAAGAACCAGGCCGGAAGTAAGTAAGAAGCAAATTCGGACTTAGTATGACGAGGAGGCATATTAATAATAAGCCGTTTACATTCTCCACGGGCTACCCTTTCAAACGCTTGTGCCATCTTGACGTGATGACGACCATGAATAAAATTAGGCCATACGTAATTAACGTAGGTCATGAAACTATCTTTGGCTTCTTCTTGTGCTGTGATGTCACTGCGCTCTTCCAATAGCTTACCGATCTTGGCTCGCACTTCTGGGGGCAGCTTATCTTTATTTGCTTGCAGGAGTTTTAGTTTCTCAGGGTTTATCAAAATCTTCTACCACTTCGTTTTCATCTAACCGCACTAGGTCTTCTGGTCTTACTTTAAGTAGTTCTTCTTCAGGTTTTGGAATCCCCAGCTCTTCGTCGCTCATTTCCAACAATGACCGCTCTTTTATAACTTCATCTAGCTCGTTATCTACTTCGGCTGGAACTACATCACCAAGATACTTCTCAAGGATTTGGCTTAGCTCTGCGTCTACGTCTTCGACGTTTCTGTGTTTAACATCGACCTCTATGCGTTCTATAAACAGCCCGACTGATCCAACTTTACCTAGCAGCTCAAGGGCTTTTAGCCTGATTCTAGCGTCTTCATCTATTGTTTCTAAAAGAAGTTTGTTGGTGACATAGGAGCGGAGGCGACTAGAGACGTTTAACAAGTCCCTATCATATTCGGAGAGTATCGCTTCTAAATGTACTAGCGCTCCCGCATTCTTTTCCGTGACTTTAAGTGGTGCGTTACCCGCAGCTGCACCTCGGGCTTTGACCCTGTCGTCTTCGGTTATTTCTACCTCACCGCCAAGGGCGATGATTTCTTTAATTGTCTCTACTGCAGCTTTGGCTCTGTCTCTAAATAGTTCGATTTCTTCCGGTGTCGTGTCGAAAGGAAAAGGTATTCCAGATTCTGGCTCAATCACTATAGGCATTCGTTAGCCCCGTATAGTTTTCATTGGTTGGAGTGTAACACGGTTTTTATTTTTTCTTCGTGATGATGTATTCGGTGGCAATTAGCGCAGAGAACTATGCACTTCTTTATTTCCTCGTAGGCTTTTTTAAACTGCTTATTGCCTAGAAGTTTATGTATGTTGTATTCTTTTTCTTCTGGGTTTTCATGGTGGAAGTCAAGGGCAGCTGTATGAGAAAATCCGCATTTGGTGCAGCTGAGAGTTGCTTTGAACTCGTCCCATTTTTGTTTATGCTTTGCTTTATTTGCCGTGTTTAGTATTAGCGTTTTTTCTTTATTTGCTAGGTAGTACTTACGGCTGTACTCTTGATGTTTCTTTTTTCTTATGCTCTCGTCTTTGTATGGCATCAGGTTGTACCTTATATTTCCAATAGATAGCGTTTTTAAAAGACCACGGGTTCCCAGGAGTATATACACGAAAGCCACAAGAAATCAAGGAGTTTGCAGAGGGTGGGTTATTTGTTGTATCGGTAATAAGCCAATTCCAATTTAATTTACGTGCTTGGGCTTGTCTAACTTTGATAAGGCGCTTTTGAAGTCCATGTCCAGTAAAGCCGTCTAGTACCCCAGCCCTACATAAGTAGCCTGTATCTGTCCATCGAGTCGAGCGGACCAAGCCCGCAAAGCCGACAGGCTTTCCGCATTCTGCATATGCAACCCACCAATGACCCCGATCCGTCTGGTACGGCGTATCCTCCGGCAGTATTTTCCTTTGGAGAAAAGTTAGTGTGGTTTGATTGGCTGGAACCCGTAGGTCCACTTTCTTTATCTTGAATTTTGGTGCCTCCATACTAACCCCTTGAAGTTGAAACTTATTTTAGCCTGTTTTTTGTGTCAGGCGGGTGTTGTTTTTTGGAGACTATTGGGGGCCAAAGCCCCCTGGTATTACTTAGTTTTTTGGAATTGCTTGAGGCTAGAGATAATGGAATCAATCCAGAAATCATTAACCTGCTTAACCTGAGCTGCTAGTTCTTGCAATTTCTTATCTGTATCTTTAAATAAATCAAACATGGTTTTTCCTTTTAAGTTGTGTTACATGTAACGCGTTTTGGTTGCGTTTTGTATATTATACGATACATTTTGTTGCAGTGCAATATATTTCCCGTTCGGGAAGATTTAGTTGTTTTTGCTTATTTTTTAGGCATTTATTCCCGTTCGGGAAACTTTTTGTTTTTCCCTGTAGATTTAATTATTTTGTTTTTACAGGGAAATTTACTTTGTTTTTTTATACATATAGGTATCAATATGTATAGCGTTTTAGTACTTAGGGGTATCATTTTTATTAAAGTTTCATGCACTTTATGCCGGTCGATGTCACATGTTTGCACGGGTTTTTTATTTGTAATCATAGGGTTACAGCATTCTTTTTTTGAGGTGGTTTTATAAAAAATATATACCCCCCGGGGGTGTTTGCACAGAAACATAAGGGGCCTTGTTCTAAGGGAAAACCCTAGGTACGTCTTGGCGGAAATTTATACCCCCTCCCCCGTTTAAAAAATCATAATCGTTTGAGCAAAATACAGCACAAGGTGCGAGCGGGTCCCATCATATCCATAATGGGGTGGTGGGGGTCAAGGAATAGGGGTTCGCCAAATACTGTCTGACAGTACGGGAAAATCAAATACCCCTTGACACAGGGCTAAGGTACAGGCACAATAGAGTCATCGGTTCGGGACATATTGTTTACGACGATATCCTTACAAGGAGTTTTAAAATGACTGTTAAATTAACTGTTCAAGAAGCATTGGCTCAATCTGTTGCAAACAACATCTTGACCGCAAGTAACGCAACACAGGCTATCGACAAGGACTGTCAAGCTATCCGCAAGGCACGCAAGAATAAGCCTTTAGGTACTGTCAAGAATGGTTGCGCCGTAATGATCCGTTTTGTAGAGGTATTGAGCAAAGCGGGTAAGGCTGAACAAACTGTCAAGAACTTAGCGACAGCGTTTCGCAAGGCAGTAAATGACGGCGTGCCATTCAGTATGAATGCATACCGCAAACCCGTAGCAAAGGGCGCACAGACTAGCCCTAAAGCAAAGGGCGCAAAGGTAGCTAGTGTGAACTTTAAGGGCGACGCAAGCGTTGATGACATTGTCAAGGGTTTACGCAACTTGTTTAATAAGTTCAAGACTGATGACAAGACCGCAACTCTAGCCAGCTTCTTACTTGATGGATTAGATGAGTACGAAGAGAGCAAGTAATACCCGAGCAGTCAAGACCCCGCCTAATAAGCGGGGTTTTTTTTCGCCCTAAAATAGGGCAGGAACTGGTGTCATCTAGGTCGGCGAAGCCGACAGGTTTAAATTCTTTTTGCTCTTGCTTTTTCTTTTTGAAGGGCGTGATGAACAAGGTCAGCGAGGGTGCGGGCGAAGTCGGCGAGGCGCAACTAATAGGGTAAACCCTAACGAAATACTGTCTGACAGTACGAAACCAACTTTGTTCACTGTGTTCACTCATGTTCACTGGTGAGTGAACAGACTTTTGGTGCGATGCAACACTCGCAAACCCTTGTTTTATATACTCTTTCTTTCTTTTATTTATTATAATATTTAGTAGTGTTCACTTGTTCACTCACTTTTGAAATGTATGAAGGGTAAAATTTCCTGAGCCTTTACATTGTTAAGTTTGATACTGTCTGACAGTACGGCAGAAAGACCCTTTTCTTAGGTGTCATACTTTTGTTCACGAGTGAACATGACCCATTAAACTCTCGTAACCTATTGAATCCACAAGTAAATACCTTGTTCCTAAGCGAGTGAACATTGGTGAACAAAACCCCCAAACGAGTGAACAAAGTAGGCGAAGCCTTAACACAGTAAAGGGAGAGGAGAAATAAAAAAAGATGTTTTGAGTTTCTCGAGTGAACAAATCCCCCAAACATGAAACCAGTTTTTACAAGAAGCCCACCAACTGCACAACCCCACCGAACCCGAATACCGACCTGATTAAACCCGAGTAACCGAAAGACCCTATTGACACAGCCTTGACATAGCGGTATAATAGAGGGGTAGAGTCGAGTTGAGTCAAGGGACACAACAAAACCAAATACTGTCGGACAGTATTAGAAGCGGGAAACACCACGATTAAGTTCACGGGTGCAACGGGTAGGTAGCTACCCCAACAAGCTTTTAATCCTTGCCTCAATAGTATCGTTCTTTAAAAATTAGTTAAATGCTTAGCGGTGCGGGGGAATACAGACCCCAAACCAATGCTGAGTGCAGAGTAGGCGTAGCCTGAGTGTACGGCGAGCAGTATCTCTGCGGGTGTAATAAGTAATGGGAATGGGTAGGTTTTACTAAACCAACCGAAAAGGCGAAATACTGTCAGACAGTATCAGACCCTTAAAAACCTAACCCTTCCAACCACACTTTACTTATCCACCCCATGCCCTTAACCTCTAACAAGAACTGCGACAAACTAGCAGAGGGCAAACAAACAAAGAGCGTTTTGAGGTCAGGTTAGAAATAGCCTGACTGATTGAGCGTTTTTAAAAGGAGGTAGAAATGAAGGAGATGTTATTAGTATGGCTTTGGGCAGTCATAGGGGTTTTTACCTATGTACTTTTTATGTGGACTTTGAAATTATTGGAGGTGTTATGAAAAATATGTGTAGGTGTTGTGGAGATGAGTACCCTATTGGTAGGTGGGAACTAGGCTATAAGTTTTGCCTAGACTGTGGGGTAGATATAGCAAAATCGGTGGCAGAGGGATTTACAGTAGCACCACTAAACAAATCAAACTACTACTATATCCACGACCCAAAAACCCTAAAAGAACTTAACCCTAAGAGGACAACATGAAAAAAGGTAACGACAACAAGGCTCTAATTAAAAAGATGTTGGGAGATACGCTTGATGAGACTTTTGTACTTAGCGCCATCGAGATGTACTGCAACGAGATACTGTCAGACAGTACGGATTGGGGTAATAAATCCCTCATCAATCAAACCCTATGGCAGACGATAGCAAGTCAGAACCTAGCAATTATGGAGGAACACTACAAATGAGAGGGTACACGCAAAAGGAACGGCTAACAGTCGAACCAGTAATGACCCTCGAACAGATTGCTGACATTATGGGCATGAGTCGGGAAAGGGTGCGTCAGATAGAAGCAAGTGCATTGGGCAAGTGCCACAAGATACTACGCAGAAAGGGTTATTCCCCCGAGGATTTCTTTTCAGCCCTTAAATACACTAAACCTATCAAACCAAGCGAAACAGGCGAAGCAAGTGAATACGAACTGATGTATGACAAGGAGGAAGAAGATGAGCGTAACTGAATACAGAATGGGTAAACCCAAGACCTCTAAGGATAAACCCTTAAAGACAATTAGACAGAACTCACCCAATGAGCCAATGGAACTAACGGCTAAATTGGCGAAGGCGGACACGGCGCAAGCTAAGCGGGAACTGGTGTCGCTCGATATGGGTGGGCTTTTTTATGCGTTTGGGGAAAAGCGTAGGGCATGGCAAGGGTGGTTAAGTTATCAAGAAAACATGGGAGAAGAAAATGGCACTAAAACGACTAAATAAAAGTAACAAGAAACAAACGGCTAAGTGGGCTTACTTGGGGGAAACAGACCCCGCACAGTTTATCCACAGCAACAAGACCCATCGGACTGTAAGCGAAGCGTTTAGAGATGCTGAGTATGCACAGTCTTTTTGGAAAAGTAAGACCGACTGGGAAGAAGCGGTTGAGTTCATAGAGTTAGCGGTTATTGGTGGTATGTGGACTCTAGTAGTAGGTGGTGCAGTTTTAGCAGTTCTGTATTGGTTAGCCAAGCCATTACTTGGCGGGTAGTAAACGACATACTGTCAGACAGTATTTAACAACATCTTTTAAATTAGGAGAATCAAAATGAGTTTAGATATGTACAAGCACTTTAAAGAACGTTACGACAATACCAAGCCCATTCGTGGCAGAGCAGTAGAGTGCAAACCAATCGCCAAGCGAGCACGAGATTGGGAACAAGTAGTTAAGCGCTATGTAGTAGAAGACGGCGCACTTGAGACGGAAGGTGTAATGGCATACGGCGCACACCTATACCAAACCGACTGCGTTATGTATATGCCAAACGGAGATGTGCATATAAAGACAGGTGGGTACGCTACCCCAACAACGGCGGAGTTTATCGAAAGATATATACCTCGTGATATGCGTTGCTATAAGAAATACAATAAAGTTTGGTTGGACTACAAGGGTCAGGCTTATCCAATCGACTCGACCAAACCAACAATCCTAGCCTACAACAAGTTTATAGATACCTATGCTATCGAGAACCCACTACCAGTACATCAAAAAGTTATCGACAGAACCAAGATTAAAGAGGCTCGAGAGAAACTAAATGCGTTCCGTAACTATGCCAAGATCATGCTTAAACTTGCTGATGGGTGGTTAAGTAATGACCTAGTAGAGCTACACGCAGAGCCACATGGACAACATAGGGACTATTGGGGTCGTAGAGCATACAGGCTAGGTGATGAAGTAATGCGTAGCTATGAGATGTCAGGGTCAGTAAGTATCAAGACAGCAGAGAAAGTATACGAAGCCCTAAGCACCGAAGACGAAACGCAATTCCCTAAACTTCTTTGTCTAATCTGTTCGGGTAGTGATGCCGAGGAAAATCGAGTAGTTAAGACAGAGCAAGTAGAGCGCAAAGACTATCGAGGCAATCCGATAATGGAGACGATCACGACTAGGGAATACAAGTATAAGTACACGACTGTCGATAATCGTATCAACTTCTTTATTAAGAAAGCGTGTGATGTGTACACAACTAAGGTAGTCCCTGCGGGTAAGGTAATGACAAACCTATTATGAGTGGGTATTGACACAGGGGTAGCTTAGCTGTATAATAGTAGTATAAGTTATAAAAGTAGTAGAAGTTAGTGGGGTCGTAGCCTAATACTGTCAGACAGTATTGGGTTTTTTGTTTAGTAGGTTTGTATTTTTTAATTTTAAAACAAGGAGAAGTATATGAGTATCAAGTTCGGAAGTTCTTTATCTTTAAACGAGTTCGCCAATGCTATCGCAACTGTTGGCTCTGATGTAACCATTATCGGTCAGGGAGAGCCCGGGATTGGTAAGTCTAGTATGTTAAAGACTGTTGCCAAGCGATTCCCTGATTACGAGCTAGCCTATATCGACTGTACCTTATTAGACCTAGGTGACTTTGCCCTTCCGTATACGGAACTGGCTTCAGGGGATAGTAACTTAAAAGTTACCAAGTTCGCACCAAACGCAAGGTTTAAATTTCAATCGGGCAAGCCTGTAATCGTTATGCTTGATGAGATTGGTAAGGCTATGAAGGCGGTTAAGAATGTCCTTCTTACCTTGATGTTGGAAAAGCGTATTGGTGATGTAGCTTTACCCGAAGGCTCAATCGTGTTTGGTACAACTAACCTAGCAACTGATGGGGTAGGTGATTCGTTAGAGGCTCATGCTCGGAATCGTGTTTGCTTTGTGACTGTGCGTAAACCCCATGCTGGCTTTGGTGCTGATGGCTCACTCGATGCAGACTCTTGGGGTGCTTGGGCGGTTGAGAATGATATTGCACCTGAGATTATTGCGTGGGTTAAACAATTCCCTCATGCACTCGAGTCGTATACTGACCCTGCTCAAAAAGATAATGCGTACATCTTTAACCCAACTAAGGCGGGACAGTCAGCATTTGTAACCCCTCGGTCCTTGGAGAAAGCAAGCCATATCTCTAAGAAGCGTGCATTACTGGGTGACTCTGTAACTATCTCGGCTTTGGCGGGTACTATCGGTGAGAGTGCGGCTCGTGATATGCAAGCGTTCTTTACTGTGGTAGATAAGCTACCTACATGGGAAGCAATTATGGATAGCCCTGCAACTGCAAAAGTTCCTGATGATGCGGTAGCTAAATGTATCTTAGTGTTCTCAGCTATTACTCGTGTGGATAAGGAGTCGTTACCTAAGTGGCTTAAGTATGCAGATAGATTAGACAAAGAACTTCAAGCGTTGTTTGCTCGTAGTGTGGTGAAGTCTTCATCTAAGCAAGCTATGGCGGTGTCCAATAAAGAGTTCGTGAAGTGGGCTACTGATAACCAATGGTTGTTTTAAATACTGTCAGACAGTATTAACTAAGGAGAAACAAATGACTAAACTAACAGCAGAACAACGAGTGCAGAAGTCCCATGTGGCTTTGATGAATGACCCTAAGTATTGTTTGTACTCGGGTATCTTCATGCTCGGTAAGACGGAGGTAAGTGATGATATTCCAACGGCTTGTACTGATGGGCGCAACACTTACTATGGTCGTAAGTTTGTGGATAACATGAAAGACTCAGACTTAAAAGGTTTGATCTTGCACGAGAATCTACACAAGGCTTTCCGTCATACAACAGTATGGAAACATCTTTATAAACAACAGCCCCAACTAGCTAACATGGCGTGTGATTTTGTAATCAACTTAATGATTCATGATTCAGACCCACAAGGTAATGCTGTGACTCTACCCGAGGGCGGTTGCTTAGATGAGAAGTATCGTGGCATGGATGCGGGGGAGGTATTCAGAACTTTAATGCAACAAGCAAAACAAGGGGGTGGTAGTGGAAAAGGCGATGGTAGTGGCGAGGGCGAACAAGAGGGTGGCTCGGGCTTTGACGAACACGACTGGGAGGGTGCAGATGCCTTGTCCGAAGATGAGAAACAAACATTGGCTCGTGAAGTCGATCAAGCATTAAGACAGGGCGCACTACTAGCGGGTAAGCTAAATGGTAATGTACCACGAGAGATTACTGAGGCGATGGAAGCTAAGGTTAATTGGAAAGAAGTATTGAGAGACTTTGTATCCTCTATCTGTGCGGACAAGGATAACTCTACATGGCGCAGACCAAGCCGTAGGTGGGTAGATCAAGATATTTATATGCCTAGTTCAATCGGTGAAGCGGTAGGTCGCATTGTTATAGCGATTGATATGTCAGGGTCGATTGGGCAAGCCGAGGTCGGGCAATTCTTAGGTGAACTATTAAGTATCTGTAACCATGTTCAGCCCGAGGGTATTGACTTGATGTATTGGGACACAGAGGTATGTGCTCATGAGAAGTATGACCGAGGGGATTACGAGGCTATCCTTTCATCTACTAAACCTATGGGCGGTGGAGGTACAACTGCAAGATGTATTCCCAAGTATATCGAGGCTCACAAACTTAATCCCGAGTGTGTGATTGTCTTAACCGATGGCTATATAGATGGTTGGGGTGACTGGAAACATCCTGTCTTTTGGGGTATGACTAGCCACATGGTTGCACCTGTCGGTATTAGTGTTCGTATCGAGGGGGAATGATGGCTATTGTAAATAGAGATGATATGAAGTCTATATTAGAAGAAAGTATGGGTGCTATTTTCGAGGAGGTTTATTCCCAACATGGGCATATAGAGTATCGGTTAGAACAATGCGGTAAGTTATATCGAGTAAAAAAAACCCTGTGGGGTAATAACCTAAGACCCGAATATAAAACAGGTTGGTTAAAACTAAACGAAGCACAAGCAATTTTAAAACTAATGGAGGTAAGTGAAGATGGCACAGCCTAGAGATTTTGCAACATTGATGGTGAAGATAGATACACGCAAGAAGTTTATAGAGTCAAAGAAGAAGATGGAGGGTCAGCTAGGGGTAACTCTAACCAACTCAAACGCATTAGATATTATGTGTGACCAAATACTGTCAGACAGTACGAAGTTAACTTTAAAGTTAGTACCAATTAAACAAGGAGAATTAAAATGATTGGAAGCAACGCTATGTTAGTCGACCTCAACATCTCTATGTGGACAGGTCGCAAGATGGACAAGAAAGTATCTGAAGAAGTAGATGTAAGCAAGAGCACTAAGGCTCGTGCGGGTAACTATCACAAGAACTTATTGGCAGGGTCAGATAAGCTAGATAAGATTCAAAAGGTTGTTACTGCGGTGCGTGCATGGAACTACCAACAAACCTTACCTTGGTCAGATGGTGGCTCACGCTTACTACCTATGAAATCTTTTTTTGATTACAAGGCTACGCTTGGTAACTATGAAGCGCAGTACAACACGGCGGTAGATGAGTTCTTAGAGGAATATCCGCAACTGGTTTCATCTTCTGCGTTTACGCTTGGGGAACTTTTTGATCGTGGGGAATATCCCACAGCCGATAGCTTGCGTTCTAGGTTTGGGTTTAAGTATGTGTTCTGCCCTGTCCCTGATGCGGGTGATTTTAGAATAGATGTTGAGGAAACGGC